CGCGCCTATGGGTAAACCAACTAGACCTGCGATGATGTAATATGGATTTTGAAGCTCTAAGCAAGCTCACTTCCAAGCAACGTGCTTTCTTGACCCATTACTTAGGTAATGGGCAGGACGGTACTAAGGCGGCTATTGCAGCGGGATATTCAGATAAGGCGGCAAGTAAACAAGCCTATACCCTTCTCAATAATCCTAATGTGCAAGCAGCGTGGAAAGAAATGGGAGAAGTGACTTCCAGTCATCATGCGATTGTGACCGAGATTCGAGAACAGTACGCGGCTAATATTGCATCTATTTTTGAGATACAGGAATTTTGGACTAACCTCGTTCGCAATAACAAAGATGAAAATGGTGATTATATTAAGTTAGATGCGCGTATTCGAGCCAGTGAATTGCTTGCTAAGAATATGGGTATGTTCGTTGATAAGATTGAACACAGCGGTAAGGATGGTGCAGATTTACCATGTATTACCTTAAACTTCATTAAATCCGATACGACAATAAACAATGGCTGAAAACCTAGATGTACATTTCCCAGAGAAACTCCAATTCTTGTTTGCTCCGAAACGCTATAAAGTAGCACACGGAGGAAGGGGCAGCGGGAAAAGTTATAACTTTGCACAAGCACTGATTCTTTTAGCGGCTCAAAAACCCATGCGCGTATTATGCACACGGGAGATTCAAAAAAGTATCAAGCAATCAGTGCATTTGCTTTTATCCGATCAAATTCAACGACTTGGACTTGGGGCATTCTTTACTGTCCTTGAAACAGAGATTCGTGGGATGAATGGATCGCTGTTTATGTTTGCCGGTTTAGCGCAACATACAGTTGAATCTATCAAGTCTATTGAAGGCTGTGATATTGTATGGGTAGAGGAAGCGCAAACGGTAAGTAAGAAAAGTTGGGATATTCTTATTCCGACAATTCGTAAAGATGATTCTGAGATTTGGGTGAGTTTCAATCCAGACTTAGATACGGATGATACTTACACGCGATTTGTACTTAATCCTGCTCCGAGTGCAACTGTTGTTGAAATGAACTTTAGCGATAATCCTTATTTCCCTAAAGAGCTTGAAGCAGAGCGCTTACATTGCATGACAACAAACCCAGAGGATTATGATAACATTTGGCTTGGTAAATGCCGCAGTGCTGTAACAGGTGCTATTTATGCGAATGAAGTTAACGCTGCAACGATGCACGGCAGAATTTGTAATGTTCCTTATGACCCATTACTTAAAGTTCATGCTATTTGGGATTTGGGTTGGAATGACTCGATGTCAATTCTCTTAGTACAAAAAGTCCGAAGTGAGATTCGTATTATCGAAAGTATTGAGGATGACCACAAGACCTTAGATTATTATGCTGGACTATTGAATAGTAAGAAGTATAATTGGGGGTATGATTACTTGCCCCATGATGGACGTACTAAAGATTTTAAAACCGGCAAAAGTACAGAAGAACTTTTAAAGGCATTTGGACGTAAAGTAAAGATTACGCCTAATATGCCAATTGAATCGGGAATTAAGGCGGCTCGTTTAATGTTCTCGCAATGTTACTTTGATAAGGTACACGCAATTCGATTGCTCGAATGTTTAAAGCGTTACCGTCGAAGTATTAATCCAAGAACAAATGAAGCAGGCGCACCACTCCATGACACTTATAGTCATAGTGCAGATGCCTTTAGATATTTAGCAGTCAATGCTGAGAGTTTAAGCAATGAAGATAGACGCGCTCCTGTTGCTGCACCCAGATGGCAACCGTATGATAGCGGTGTTGGATATTAATTTAATTGGAGATAATGATGTCATTTTTTGATAATATGGTTCACAAGGTTTCAGATGGCGCAAAGAAAGCCGTTGATGAAGCACAAGGTGCAGTTACTGATGTGTCTCATGGTGATATTGCAGGCGCAGCGCAACACGTTGAAAATATTCGTGAAATCCCTCAAGATACTGCCATTGATATTGCGAAAGCAACTATTAACGAAATTATCTAAAATGCTTTATAATTAACGTCGAGATGATGTTACGCCATGTCGTGATGACAGAGCAAACTCCTTTAACTGGAACTAAGAGATGATAGACGATTCTAAAATTGACAGACTAGACCGATTCGGAAAAGCACTTTTGTCCAAAAGGCAGAAGGCTATCCAAGCTCGTAAGAAATCGGGCATAGAAGAAATTTGGGATCAAGACAGTGAATATTATGAGGGTATTGATGATGCCAATCGTGGTGAAGTCAGTACCTCCATTACCAAAAATCTTGTAGACCGTGGTGGCTATTCGCGTGTAAATAGAAAGCGAACTGGCTCAAACGTGTTTATGAATATCACCAAGCAATACACAGATATTGCTGCCATGTCACTTGCTGATATGCTCCTTCCGGTTGATGATGCAAACTTTGAAGTTCGCCCAACGCCTAAACCCGCCACAATGGAATTACTGCAAGTAAAACCCGTTGATGTCGGCATTGTCATGTATAAGAATCAACAAATGCCTATTGAGCAATTTGAAGATACGATTAAACAAGACGCAAAGAAAAAAGCAGAAGAAGCTCAAAAACAAATCGAAGATTGGCTTGTTGAAGCGCATTGGAATCGTGAAGTGCGTAAGGTACTTCGAGATTCAGCTATTCTGGGTACAGGTGTTGTTAAAGGCTGTTATCCAATTATTGATGAGCAAAACTCTGTACACAAGTTATTTCAAAAGCAAATGCCGACACCTCAAGGCGAAATGCAAGCAGAAGGTGTTGCGGATGTTAAGGTTGTTGAAATTCGTCCCGCATCAAAACGTATTGACGTAAGAAACTTTTATCCCGATCCTGCGTGTGGGGATGACATTCACAGCGGTAGTTTTGTTTGGGAACGTGACTATATTACGAAAAAAGAATTGCGTAATTTGCGTAAAGCAAAAGGTTACATTTCTTCTCAAATTGATTTAGTGCTTAAAGAAGGCGCTGACGACGATTTAGAAAAGAAACGTGATAAGACTAACTTTGGCGACAGATTTGAAGTGTGGTACTACTATGGTGAAGCTACTAAGGATGACCTTGAAGCTGCTGACTGTACTTGTGGTGATAGCGATACTTATGATGTTGTGGTTGTCATTGTCAATAATCGCGTTATCAAAGCTACCATGAACCCACTGGAAAGTGGTGAGTTCCCTTATGATGTAATGGTGTGGCAACCAATGAACGATACTTGGACAGGTATTGGTGTTGCTCGACAAGTAAGAGAACCTCAACGTATTATTAACGCGGCTACTCGTAATTTACTTGATAATGCAGGTAAAGGCGGTAGACCTACCACAATTATTGCTGATGGGGTTGAATCGGCTGACGGTGGATTAGTTGAAGTGGGTAGCGGTGCATTGCTTAGATTGTCACCCGATTCCCCAATACAAGATGCGCGTGGCGCAATAAGCTCAATCATTATTCCCATCATCACACAGGATTTGATGGCAATCATTCAGTACGCGCTAAAGATGGCTGAGGACATTACCGGCTTACCGATGATGCTACAAGGTCAACAAGGCAATGCGCCAGATACTGTTGGTGGCATGACCATGCTTCAGAATAACGCAGGAACTATTCGCAGAAACATTGCTCGTAACTTTGATGATCGCGTTACTGTTCCACACATTACACGTTATTATGAATGGATTATGCTTTACGGTGATGAGCAATTGAAAGGTGATTTTAATATTGAAGCTCGTGGATCAACAGTTCTGTTTGAGCGTGATGCGCAACATCAAGCCATTATGCAATTAGGCGCTCTCGTAATGAACCCAGCTTTCCAAATCAATCCTGCTAAATGGATTGATGAAGCATTTAAAGCGCAACGCCTTGACAGTAAACGCTTTAAATTTAGCGAAGAAGAAATTAAACAGATGCAAGCGCAAGCTCAACAAAATCCACCGCAAGACCCTAAAGTCGCAGGTCAGATTGAAGTGGCTAAAGTTCGCGCTGCTGGTGAGATGGATAAAGCGAAATTCTTGCAATCTACTGATATGGCTGAGATGCAAGTTAAAGAAACGCTCGCTATGCAAGAACTCAAATTTAAAGCGCAACAGGCAGAGGTTGATCGTCAGCACGAAATTCAAATGAAGCAGATGGAACGCGACATGAAGATTATGGAATTATCACAATCGACTCAAATCAGTGTTGCTGAAATCAAATCTCAATTAGCGCAAACAGCTCAAAAATTAAACGTACAAACGCAATTATCTAAACAGGTGTTAACTCCTCCCACTGAACCGGCAGGTAGAGCGCCAAATGGACAGGCTTATCAGAAATGATAGAAAAACCTAAAGTAGATACAAATTCTCCCACATGGATTGCAATTAGAGAATATCATATTGCAAGACTGGATGAATTGCGTAGAAAGAATGATAATCCTCAATCACAGGATGTAACAGATAGACTTAGAGGGCAGATACTTGAAATTAAGAATCTCCTGTCTATAGAAAAACCCGTAGGCGAGTAATATCCCCTGCAATTTGTAATTCGCACAGCAAATGCCCTGCGACTAAAATGCGAAAGCATAGGAAGTAAAAATGGAAGAATCACAAGTACAAGAAGAAAGCATTGAATTAGAAATTGATGATGCGTTTGCTGATGGCTTTGAGGAGTTTGGCGAAGATTCGTCCAACGAAATTAAAGAAGAAGCGATTCAAGAAATCATTGAACAAAATCCATCGTTTTCTGAAGAACAGATTCGTGAATTGTTTGAACAAAACAACCAAAGATTATTTGGCAAAATTGGCGAGATTAACCGAGAAGTTAAGCGTCTTGAAGCACTGGCTCAATCGTCCGCGCAACCAAGAGAAGCTCAACCTATTCAAGTTACTGCTGAGATGTTTTCCAATATGCGAGAAGAATTTGGCGAAGATTTCGCAAATGCTTTAGCTAGGGATTTATCGCAGATACCTTTACAGCAACAAAGTGGTGGCATCGATCAAAATCAGATTGATTACATTTTGCAGCAAAAGGTCGCTCAAATAGAAAATAATTTTGAAATGAAGATGGTGACGAGAGAGCATCCCGATTGGGAATCAATTGCACAATCACAAGATTTCACCGGTTGGAAGAACCAATTACCTGCGGATATTCAAGATAGACTTGATACTACATGGGATTCTGGTTTTATTTCCGCTGCAATTAGCGCTTATAAACGTGACAAGGCTTTGTATCAAGAACAAAAAAGTAAGAAAAATCAACGACTTGAATCGGCAGTTATGCCAAAAAGCACAGGTGGGTTTGATGAAAATTACGAAGATGATTTTGAAGCAGGGTTTAATACAGACTAACTTACTTTTATTTAATAACGTCGAGATGACGTAAGGATGCTTTAAAATGGCTATTCAAGGTTATAACACTTC